CACACATAATAAAATTACATTACTTAACAATTCTTTGCTTACAGCGCCTAACACTTCTTTTCCTGCTTATACTCAAGAAGGAGATTCAATTACAATATTCCCTACAAGCATCAACAGTGGGTCAGATGTTCAAGCTCAATACATAAGATACCCTAAAGATCCTAAGTGGACATACATAACATTGTATAACGGTGAACCTATGTTTGATCAAACAGCAGCAGATTATCAAGATTTTGAATTACCTATAGATGATTCAAATGATTTAGTAGCAAAAATCCTACAATATGCAGGAGTTTCAGTTAGAGAAGCAGATGTAGTACAATTTGGATTACAAGACGAACAGCAATTAGATAACCAAAAATAATTATGACATATATAAATCAACAAAAATATTACACAAATGACGGAGTAAATCCTACAAACAATAATTGGGGTTCGTATCAATACATTTCTTTACTTGATATTGTAAAAAACTTTCAATTAATGTATGAAGGAAACCATCATTTAATAAACAATGTTAACAGGTATAAAATATTGTTTCATGCAAAAAGAGGAATTCAAGAATTAAATTATGACGCTTTTAAAGAAATTAAATCTTTACAACTTAAAGTATATGATGACTTAAAATTTGTACTTCCTTCCGACTACGTAAACTGGGTAAAACTATCTTTATTTAAAGATAATGTTGTTAGAGATTTAGTAGAAAATATACAAGTTCAATCAGCCATTCAGTATGTTCAAACTGGAAGTTCTTCTTTTACCTACGACTCTAGTAATAATGTAAATACAGAAACTTCTGCCATAGACACTGCAAGAGTAAATGGAACTTTGCAAAGTATTTATTTATCAGATGATAATAATGATGAAATTTCAAACCCCCAATCTCTAGACTTTGACGATGATATATATGAAAGAGGAATTGGAGCTAGATACGGACTAAACACAGAGACAGCTAATTTCAATCCTACTTTTACTATAGATAAAAAAGCAGGTGTTATTAATTTTGATTCAACAATGAAAAATGAAAGTTGTATACTCCAATATATCTCCGATGGTATGGAAAATGGAGATGATACAAGTGTTACTGTTAATAAATTGTTTGAAGAGTATATATACGCATACATTAAATATGCCTTATTAAATAATAAATTTGGAGTTCAAGAATATATTGTAAATAGAGCCAAAAAGGATAAGCAAGCTTTGTTAAGAAATGCAAAAATTAGACTTAGTAACATTCACCCAAGTAGACTTTTAATGAGCTTAAGAGGTGAAAATAAGTGGATAAAATAAAATGGCAAACGTTCAAAGAAATTTTATAGCAGGCCGTATGAATAAAAGCCTTGATGAAAGGCTTTTACCAAACGGTGAATATACAAATGCTTTGAACGTAAGATTAGGTTCAACTGAGCAATCGGAGGTTGGTTCAGTAGAAAATTCTAAAGGAAACTCTGTATTAACACAACTTGCATACATTAATGGTGTTTTATTAAGTGACTCTGCCAGGTGTATAGGTGCATTTGACGATAGTGCAAAAGCAACAATTTATTGGTTTGTACATGACCCTGCATTTACAAATGGAAACACAGGAAAACTTGATTTAATAGTTTCTTTTAATGTAGAAACAGGAGGTGTAAATTATCATGTGATTAGTATAGATAATGGGTTTGGTCAATCAACAACCTTAAATTTTAATCCTGAGTTTTTAATTACTGGTATTGACAAAATAGATGATTTGTTATTTTTTACAGATAATTTTAATCCTCCTAGAGTTATTAACATAAACAGAAATTATGCAAATCCAGTAAATAATGTAGACCAGTTTGATCCAAGAGAAATTCAAGTTATTAAACAACCACCTTTAAATGCTCCAACTGTTCAGTTAATTAAAGCAAATAATGAAGACACTATATTAACAGAAAATTTCATCTGCTTCGCTTATAGGTATAAGTATAGCAATGATGAATATTCAGCTCCATCTCAATTTAGCGAACCAGCTTTTTTACCAAGCGCTTACCGTTTTTCTCCTTCTACGTTTGCCAATCAGGGAATGCTTAATTCATTTAATGCAGCAATAGTTAGGTATAATTCAGGTGGTAAGCTTGTTAAAGGTATTGATATATTATTTAAAGAATCCAATGACCCGACCATAAAAGTTATTCAAAGAATAGATAAGCAAGAAAAATCAATACCAGATAATAGTTCAAATGAACAAATTACATTTGATGCAGCTCAAATATTTTCAATTTTACCCGAGGCTGAAATATTAAGACTTTATGATAATGTCCCCACTTTAGCAAAAGCTCAAACTTTAATGGCTAATAGATTGGTTTATGGTAATTATGTTGAAGGATATGATTTAATTGATATACAAAATGAAACTTTAAAATTAAATTTTGTGGTCAATCCTGTAAGTCAAGGATTAGGAGAAAGTTCAATTCCTACTACATTAGAAACAGGTGTTCAATACACTGCATTTAGCCAAAGCGAAACAGTAAATGAAAGTATGCTTTCTTTAGATTTTAATGGTTTAACTCAAGATTTAATTATTGGAGCACAAATAACTATTGATTTTACATTTATACATAGTTCTTTTAGTAGTGGTAGCGTTCCTAGCGGAACAACACCAAGCACGGATATAGGTTTTACAGCAAACAGTGATCCAATTGGAGCCTTAATAGCATCTGATGATTTCAAAGCAAAATTTGGTAGTATACAGTCTGCGATACAAACAGTAGCAAATGCACAGGGAGGTACGGGAAATACTTTGACAGATAAATTTAACAATAGCTTACCTTCAACGCTGACTTCTCCTACATACGATTTATTACAAACAGGGATTACAAGCTCTACTGCTGCATCACCAAGTAAAGGAGAGCCTTTAAGTATTTTACAAGACTCATCAGATAAAAATAAAATTACTATTCAGCTTTTATCTGCTCAATTTCAACTAAATGGTGGTACAGATTTAATAGTAGAATTTTTAAAATATTCATCTGCCAACGCTACTATACAAAGAATATCTAACACCTCAAGCCTTCATAGTAATAGAGGTTATGAAGTAGGAATTATATATATGGATTCATTTAATAGAGCTACAACTGCATTGGTAAGTGAACAAAACACAGCTAATTTTCCTTGCTCTACATCAAGTTTAAAAAACACTCTTAATGTAACTATACCACCTAGTCAACGTGCTCCAAGCTTTGCGACTAGATATAAATTTTGTATCAAGGCAGACAGAGAAACCTATGATACTATATATACTGCTTTATATTTTGAAGATCCAAACTCAAATGAAGTGTTTTTCTTATTGGAAGGCGATAACTTAAATAAAGTAAATGCAGGCGATAATTTAATTGTTAAAAGAGATGCTACAGGTCCTTTACAAACATGTGTGACTACACAGGTTTTAGATGTTACAGCACAAACTAAGGACTTTATTGACCCAAAAGATTCTGCTGGAACAGATATACCAGTTCCCGCTGGAACTTACATGAGGCTTAATAATATAAATTTTGCAGCTACAATGGATACGTCTAACATAATTGATGTTAAAGCAAATCCTGTTTCTGCTGGAACTACTGGGAAATACCCTATGCTCGCATATCCATTGTTTGACACTACTATTGTTGGCTCAACTAACGGAAATTATGATTTACCTGTAGGAACAAAAGTTATAATAAATGTAGAGCAGTTTAGACAAGGAAGAGGTGGAAAATGTGAGTTAAGAACGAGTATTTTAGAACATGAGTTTATTTGTAGTGATGATTATGCTAATTGGGAACAGTTTGTTGCAGCAGAGAACTTTGAGGGCGTTATTGAAAATAATGCAACTGTTTCTCCTTCAACAGCAACAGGAGGAAATGCTAAGGTAAGTAATATTTTTTTAAACTCAGTGGCCTCAGCTTCTGGAGCTAAATCATCAATATCAAATGGAGATATTAGTTCATCTAGTTTGGGTGATACTACAGTTTTTGGCGGTGATACAGACAGCCCTTCATCAAATAGTGATTTAACTGATAACAATTATTTTAGATTATATAAAGATACCTCAACAAGTAATTATTATTTAATGGTTTCTGGAACTCGTTGTTGTGGTGGAAATTCTAAAGGAGATTCTACAGTAAGAGTAAATATAGTAGTATACAAAAGAGAGGCTGAGGTTGTTTTTGAAACTAAACCCAATGATGCTTTACCAGATTTATGGTTTGAAGGTTCTCAGTCCTTTAGAATTGACAGTATAGGTCAACATATTGGTAATGTTGTAAATCAAAACATAGCACAAGATGTAGCAGCAACTGTAAGTTTAAATTTTTCGAATTGTTTTACTTTTGGTAATGGAGTAGAAAGCTATAAAATATTAGATCAGGCAACTGGTAAACAATTTAACTTAGGTAACAGAACATTTACCACAAATAATACCACATATCAACAAGCTCATAGGTTTGCTGATTTAACGTATAGTGGTGTTTTTAATGATGAAACTAATGTAAATAAACTTAACGAATTTAATTTAGGACTTGCAAACTTTAAACCACTTGAAGAGACATTCGGTGATGTAGAAATATTATTTGCTAGAAAGGATGATATATTAGTTTTACAAGAGGATAAAATATCTTATGTTTTAGCTGGTAAAGATTTGCTAACCGATGCAACAGGAGGAGGACAACTAACAGCTGTGCCTTCGGTTTTAGGTAAACAAATAGCAAGAATAGAAAATTATGGAATAAGTAATAATCCAGAAAGTTTTGCAGTATGGGGTGAAAGTAAATATTTTACAGATGGTAAAAGAAGCGCCGTTATACATTTAATAGGTAGCTCTGCTCAAAATGAAAGATTAGAGGTTATATCTGAAGCAGGAATGAGAAGTTTCTTTAGAGATTTATTTACTAAATCTTTTACTACTCAGAAACTAGGTGCTTATGACCCCTATATGAATGAATACGTTTTAACTTCTAATACCATATTAAAACCAGAAGTAGCTAAATGTACAGCTTGTGGTGTTTCAAGAGATATTACTATTCCGGCAGGTCAAGAAATACTTTATTGTGTTGATTTAGAGCCGCAAGAGGGTACTGTTGTAGTAAGATATGAAATACCAGCTGAGGGGCCGCAAAACATTATAACTGAAGCTACGTCACAAAATATTATTACAGAGGGAGGTGATGATATTACTACTGAAGGTGGAATAGGAGTCGTTGGTTATACAATATCTGCTACATATAATAATAACGTAACTACAACAGGAGTGGTTTACACAAGTGGTACTTTTACATTTGAAAAAAATGTTTCTATTGACGATCAAGTTTTAATTACTCTATCTTCAAATTCAACTGTTGCTGATACAATAGAGGTTACTGTAGAGTGTCCATCTGGTACTTTATTAAATGTTTACAGTGTATGTGTTACAAGCGCATCCGATGCAGGTAAATTTATTCATAACGAATTAAGTTGGTCTGATGGATATTTAGTTTCTTCAACACAATCTGATTTAGTTCCATTTGGAACTGGAACAGGTTCATTTGTGATATCTCAGTATAAAAAAATAGTTGGAGACCAAGGGGTTGGAAGCATACCTACTAATGGTTCAGTAATGACATTAGGTGTAAATAAAATCAAATTTGATGATTTTGTGTTTGACACTGCAAATAATTCTTTAGGTTTTGTAAGAACCAATACAATATATTCTAATACAGAGGCTGATATAACAACCCTTTTAGGTTTAGAAACCACTATACCAATAAATAATTTAAATGCACCTGAACTTTACACAGGAAGCTTTACAGTACCAACTCCAACGACAACTGAAAATCATTTGTATTTAATTTATGATTACAGAAATGCTAGTGTGCCAACACCTACACCAACGCCATCATTTGATTTTTCAAGATATACGGAATGTCAAGGTCCAAATACAGTTGTTTTTAGAGC